CCACCATCTGCAATAATAGTAACATCACTTTGTGTTTTAGCGCAATCAAAAATAGTTTGTAGCCCTGGTAAACCATGACCGGTCTGAATTCTAGTGGAGCATATAGACCCGCCGCCAATATTGCAACGAACAGAATCTGCACCCCAAGAACCCAATGCATTAATACCCTCTAACGTTGCAACATTACCCGCCATTATGTGAACAGAATCATTAAAAGCATTTCGCAAAACACCTAATGCATTTTTCATTAAAACATGATGACCGTGTGCAACATCGACACAAAGAACACTTACTCCATTTTCTACAAGGGTTTGTGCTCTTTCAAAATAATCACCACTGACTCCAATGGCTGCTCCTACTTTTTGGGACCCGGCGTTAATAACTTCAGCAACCATACCAGCTTGTTCTTCAATAGAATTATATCTATGCACAATGCCTAACCCCCCAAGAGAGTCCATTGTATAAGCCATTTCTGATTCGGTAACTGTGTCCATGGGTGATGATATAATGGGTAAACCACAAGTTAAACTAGAGTCCAGAGCGGAGGTCAATCTAACCTCTTTCCTGCTTTTAATGTCTGAATACTGTGGTACTAAAAGTACATCATCGTAAGTTAGTGCCTCTTTCATTCGCAAGTGCCTTCCTTTGCTTCTACCTCTTCAATAAGTTTGTCGAGGTACCAACGTGCTTTTTTTAAATCTTGTAATGACTTACCCTTATAAGGATGGCGAGTTACATACTTTATTATATTTGACTCTGGGTAATCCATTTTCCAAGAACGGATGTAATGGTAGGTTTCTATCGCTTGTTCGCCTAGCCAATTTATGTTATAGTGATTAGGTCGATTAACTTTATCTTCGCTCATCCTAACTCCGACCAAGAGCCTTCTATAAGATCGATATCCATCTCTTCCAAGCTGTTGGTAAAAATATCCCACTCGTCTGGATACGCCTTCTCCACGTAAGAGTCGAAAAGCAAGTAAGTTACATTCCAATCAAAACCTTGCAGTCCGCGGACATAATCACGATCAAAATACTTTGGATACTCTGGTTCAACACCAAATTTTTCATTAAACATTTCAACCAGCGGGGTGTAATCATATTCTTCTTCCCACATTTTATACTCATTTAATATTCCTAGTTCTTCTGCGACATCCTCATTAAAGATGAAACCTTTTTTACGTTGTGGGTAAAACTGCATCTTTATCCTCCATGTATTTCTTTATTACTTTTTGTGCGTTGTCCCAGCACTCGGGGCAGTAAAGGTTGACTTTTTCTTCTTCTTGTCGTACGACAACATTCCAACTCATTACTTGTTCACGGTCTAGTTTATCAAAAGGTGCTTCACATGTCAAGCATTTATTGGGCAAATGTCCAAAAAGCGCAACTTTTGTTGCTAGCTCCTTTTCTGCCCTCTTCTTTCCTTTTTTAGCTTGTTTACGTCGTAATTTTCTTTCAATACTCATGCAACGCTCAACTTTCGTGAAGGTATATTCGATTTTTCGTGCTGCTTTATGACGTTAGATAAATATTCCTTAGAGGCTAAACTTAATTGGTCTGCTCTGTACTCTTCAAGTTTGTATTTCTTATTCGTTAGTTTTTCTCGATGTGCAATCGCATTTTCATATGCGTTGTCATCGTGCCACGTTATTTTAAAGTACGCCCAGCCGGTCGTATCTATTCGTTTTGACTGAACTGTTCCAAATCTAAGGATACCGTGATAACTATTGTAAACTAAATCTCCAATATTCATTATTCCTCCGTCTCTGCTTTATAAATTTCTATTGGTTCTAGCCAAGAAACTACGTCAAATGAACTTCCGTAGAAAATTCCTTTGTATGGGCTTTCATCTCTTATAAATTCCAAAAGGTCATTATACTCTATACCTTTTCTAAGACCGTAAGTAGGGTGCATAACTTTCTTAATATAACCTTCTGGGTCTGTTTTTAAATCATAAATTTCATTGGCGGGGACTTCTGTGGTGTAAAGTGTTCTACCACCGACAACTATTTTTTCAACATCGTCTAAATTAACATAAAAGAAAACTCTTGGTACCGAACTGGCTTCCATTTCTTTTCTTGAAAAATAAGATTTACCAAAGTTTGATATATCTAATGTAAATTTTTCTGGATCTCTTGTTCCGTATTGCTGTTCTAAACTATAAGGGTCGGCGTAGTGATACAAGACCACTTTACCTCCCTTATTATAGTCGCTAAATGGTGCTTCTGTCAAGTAGTTCCTAAAGTTTTCTAAAAGTTTTTTCATTTTGTCTCCTCTTTGCGAGACATCATGCTCTTAACTGCCATCTTTGCATTTCTTGAAAGATTTTCAAAAACTTCTAGCTCCTCGTTCATTTCTTTAGGACTGAACGTATATGGGCGACCTCCAATGCGAGACATGAACTCTGCTTCATCTCCCATTTTTAATGCACCCACGCTTTCTTTTTTACCATATTGAGGAAACTCGCCTTCAGGTGAAGTACCTAGCAAATAAGCGTCTTGTGCGCCTTTATCAATAATAAGAACTGAATCTTGGTTAAAGTCTTCACCAAGTTGTGCTATTTGTAATGCAAAGTCTGGGTCATCTTTTCTATTGGAGACAAAGAAACTTTCCTCTGCGACCTCAATAGCTTTTGGTGTTTCAAAGTTCTCAATGTAAGAACCTAGTATGCGAGTAACACCATAGCCTCTACCAAGAAGCTCCGCTTTTAGTTTTCTGTTTCTTTCTAGGTTTTCTGCTTTTGTAAACTCATTTCTAAAAGCTGAAAGAGCGGCACTTTCATGGTCTTGCATGTGCCTGTAAAGTCTTGACAACGAAGACTCTTTTAAAAATCTTTTCCACTCGTTCAGTATTTGTTTCATTTTATCTGCTCCCTGTGCTTCCTAAAGCACCATCTCCTCTGGTGCTATCTTTATTTAGTTCGCTGGGGTCAGAAACTTCTACAATTTCACATAGATTTATAGGCATGAGAACGCCTTGTGCTATTTTATCACCTCTTTTAAACCATTGTGTTTGTTTTCCCACATTGTGAAGGTTTACAAATATCTCACCATCATAGCCAGAATCAACCACACAAGCACCGACTAGAAGTTGTTTTCTCGCTGCGATACTTGATTTGTTTTTAATCTCTAGCATGTAGCCTTTTGGTATTTCTGCTTTTATTCCTGTACCAAAAAGAAGTGTTTCTCCTGGGTGAATAGGTGTCTGGTCGTTATTTTTGTTTTTGGGACAATAATAAAGGTCCACTCCTGCATCACCATCATGGGCTCGTGTAGGCAGTTTTGCTTTTGTTTGTGTGCGATAAATTTTAAGTTTCATTTGTTTCTCCTTATCCTAATAGTTTCCAGTTTTGTAATCCACCCTTAGAAGAGAAACCCCATTGTTCATCGAACTTAAGTTTCGCCATGTAAGGACGATTAATAAATAACGTATCTTTTTCTGGGTTCACACCCCAACATCTAATATCAGTCATAACACTATTCTTATCTATTGTTTTTACAATAAAGTAAGGTCGACCTTTAGCTGTTTTCCGTAGAATAACTTCTCTTGGAATAAACCAAGCGACACCAAGATCATTGTCCCAATCAGAGATAGTTGGAACTTTATAATAACTTAACCTCTGCACTATATCATCTGAAACAACCAAAGTCAAGGGAAACATACCAGTAATATTAGTTTTTGTTTCGATATACTCATCTCGGGTAAAGTCCTCAGTTCCTTTAAACTCTTCTATGTTTTCTGCTAACTTCTTTTTAGTCTTCGGTCTACTATCTGCGACAGATAGCCAGAAATGCTTTTGATTTCTAAACCTATCATCCATCAACTCATCTACTGCTTCTGCTTTGATGAGGACATCCAATGCTTTCTTATTGAGTTTAGAATAGACAATCTCTTTGCTAAAGAGAAGTTCCTCAACAGTGTTAAATGGTCTATGTTCGATGATTTGTTCAATTGCTTTGTCTCCTAATCCTTTTATCGAAGTCAAGGGCTGAATAAGCGTTCTTTGGTCCTCGCCAATATCCCAGACAGAACTGGACCTATTAATATTGACAGGCTCTAACTTAAACCCAAACTTCTTTGCAATATTGATTGCTTTTTCTTTTCTGCTCTCTGGTTCTTTGTCCAAGAACGCAGCCATCCAACAATCGGGATGATAGTTAAATAGCCAAGCACACTGAAAAGAGATAATAGAATATGAAACAGCATGGGACTTATTAAAGCCATAGCCTGAGAAGAACTCAAACTTTGCCCACATTTTTTCTGCCCAATCTTCTGTTAAACCTTTATCGATACAACCGGCAACAAACTTAAGCTTTATTTTATTTTTTTGTTCGGCTGCTGCTCCTGTTCCTTTCTTTGTTAAAAGCTTTCTGAGCTTATTGCCTTCATCAAGTGTTAAGTCTTTACCTAGTCTATGAGCTAGCAAAGCAATCTGCTCTTGGAAAATAAGAAAGCCATAGGTTTCTTTTGTAACTTCTTTTACAATATCATGCCCATAGCGAATACCTCTTGGGTTTTCTTTTGCTTCTACAAAATCTTCGTGAACGTTTGCTGATAAAGGACCAGGACGATAGATAGAAGTTATGGAAGCGATATCAATAATATTCTTTGGTTTTGCTCTTTTACAAAAATTCTGTGCTCCTTTTTCAGCAAACTGGAATATACCAGCCCACTTACCTTTC